CCCAACCTACCACAGCGGCTTTGCCTTATCCTGTGCGATTTAGAAATTCACGTAGTAACATCAGTCTTTCCTCGGAGCCCAGTTGGCCTGGTCAATGGTTTTGACAAACTGACCCGGCAAATCGTTCTTGAATTTGCCACCAGGATGCGCTTGTACATACCCTTCTGGTTTGGTTTGTCTAATACCACCATGAGTTCCGCTACTCAACGAGCTGATAACTTTCATCTTTTCATGAGTCAGTAACTCTACAGCAGTTAAGATAGCATCCAATCCAGGATGGCTCAATACTTTTTGTGCTTGACTAGCACTTAATTTTTCATTGGCCCACTTGGCAAACTTTTGTTTAACACCTGCCACACGCAAATTCTGGTTGAAGAATGTGTACAACACATCACCAGGTTTGCTCAAGCCAGGTTGTCCTGCAACAAAACTATCAATAGCAGCCTTGTTTTGTTTGATAAAAGATTCAGTGTGTTTAAGACCTTCATCGTCAACTTTGGGTGCATGTTCCACATAAGTTGTTCCTTGCACAATCACATCTGGTTTAGACAACTTTTCTGCATTGGGATAACGGGTTTCGTCTGCACCAATGTGTGTGTAGTAACCAGTTGCAGCGACCATTAATTTTGCCTTGCCGATACGGGTACCCAATGCGCTTTTGGCTGGTATGTGGAAACTTGTTATGTTTGGAGTAAAGTCATACTCGTTTGTGCTGGGATTTAAAACAGCTGGTTGTATTGGACTAAACAATATACCGCCTTCAATGTATCCTTTTTTAGGACTGATCTTTTCAAAGTAAGGCCACAACTGAGCCAAGCCAACTGCAAAGTCTTGACGTTGCTGTTCTTGACCAGGTTGTGTATTGCCTGTGCCTAATATGAATTGTGACACATCGTCTGGATCGTTCATCATGGTGCGCACACCGGATTTGGTTTCAGTAGTGCCACGCTTTACATAATCCCAGGCATTCTTTGGAAACATGTGAAATTTACCGTGTTCATCTCTACCCCAGTATATTACTGGACTGCCGTCCCATTTTAGTTCAATACTGCCGCCTTTACTGGTCATATGACGCAGGCGTTCAACTGCATGTAATCCACCAGTGCTACCATTTGTAAATACCAAGTCTTCAATGTGCTGGTATTTGCGTCCCACAGCAGGTGCTGAAGCTTCTAATAACGGTGTGGCTGGACCGCGTAATGGAGTAGCTGCCCAACTTGATCCAGTAGTTGCAGCATCATGTACTTGTTGTTTTAATGCAGGATCTTTAATTGCTGACATGATGCTTTCTGCACTGCCAAGATCAGCACCAGTGTGTCCAGGTCCCAACAACAAACTGGCTATTTCATCCCATTCGTCGGATAACAGTTCTGCTTTCTTTCTGTTGGCATCTCTTGCATATAAACCTTCGTCTGGCGACCACAACATGTTCTTGGCACTGGCCAGTGCGCTCATTACCACTTGTTTGTGTACACCTTTGTAAGGACTACCGCGTGGAATAATGTGTTGATGAAACTTGGATACTTTTTCAGCTTTACGAACAACTTTGATATCGCATTGATAAAATTGTCCTTCGTATGGAAATTTGATGTGTACAGTTACACCAGCTTTGTAAGTTGCTGGAACTCCGTTGTCTAGCAAAAACTGTTCCAATGCCTGTCGAGCTGCTTTGTCGTCTTCTGGTAATTTTTTAGTGGCTGGAATTTTAAAAAACTGTTTGACTTGATCCATGTCAACACTGACGTCCAAGTCACCAGTTTTGTGTTCAGGCTCTGGATCTTGATTAGCACCACTGCCTTGTAAATGCAAAGGCAAACCAGCATCTTTCAAGTAGGAGTTGACCTCGGCCAACAATGCTTGCACCATGTCTGGTGTAGGATAAAAATCAACAGTTTCAGGCCAGATGTTACCACCGCCCTCTAATAGAGATTTTTTAGAATTAACAAATAGTTCACGTAGTAACATAGTTAATCCTTGTACTTTCCATCACTCATGTGTTCTTTGAATTCTTCGTGTAATTTTCCGCAAATTTTTTCGCATAACTTGTTGTCAATTTCGTCATCTAATTCACGAATAGGGAATTTTTTAATGTACAGTTTGTAGCTGCTTTCTACTGCTGGTTTGAATACATTTTTGGTTGTGGGACTTTTGCTCTTGGCCTTGTCTAAACAATTGGCAAGAACAGGATACAAATGACGGCGATACACATCGTCATCGTTGTGCATGAAATGCATCAAATCTTCTGCTAGGTCAAAATTGATTTCGCGCTTGTCGCCTTTTTTATCAATAAACTCTTCGCTGTTGAAATTTGTACCTTCTAATAGTTCTTTTATGCGCATTTTTAAACCCGTAATTTTGTATCAGCAGATGACTCTGCGGCTAGAGTATTTATCGCTTTTACAAACAACAAGCTATGCTTTGATGATGCGCTCAACTTTGGAAATAGACCCGCCCAGGTGCATTTTAGCCATCAGCAAGTTGTTGTCACCTGTGATATAGAAGTGTGTGCCGCCCCAACTGCGCGGTTTGCCCAAGTCACGAATGCAACTCTTTGTCAACTTGCACTTTTTGTTAGTGCTGGCCCAGGCTATAAACGCAGTGTTTTCTTGTAAAGTTTTGCCCAATGTGACTCTGTAATCAAAGTTCATCTTGGGCATGATAACAGTATCGTTGGTTAAAGAACTGTTTTTTGGAGGAACACAAATGTATTTTACATTGGCCGGCTCCAACTTGGCCAGCATGTCTATATCTTTTTTACTGTTGGAATAGATACTGACCCATGGACTTTCTACCCTGAGTTCAATGTTTGCTATCTTGCCCAGGGCAGTGAGCAGTTTAAAGGCATAATCCAAATCTTCTTGAGTTTTGATAAAGTTGCTTCGCCAGTTTGATTTCTTTGATGTAATATCAATCTCAGACAGCTTGGCAAGTACGTCACTCAAGTCATTGCTACGAAAGAAATGTGCGCCAGCACATACCAGTACTATTTTATACTGGTATGTGTTACGGAACAGCTTTCTTGTAGTTTTATACAGCATTTTCTTCAATGACTATACTAGTAGATCCGCCTGCCAACAACGGAACTTTGGATTCCTTGGGCGTGGCCACTATCACAATCTGATCTGCATTGATTGTAATAGATGCGGTGCCTCCGTTTTTCAAAGCACCAAATAGCATCATTTTAGCAAGATTGCGTTTGATTTCTTTATCGATGACACGCTGTAATGGACGAGCACCCATCTTGCTATCAAAGCCTTTTTCAATCAACCAGTTGGTTGCTTCTTTGTTAATTTTAACTTTGATGTTTTTATCTTTAACCTGTGCTTTGAGTTCGTCAACAAACTTGTTAACAATCTTGACCATTGTTTCTTTTGTCAGCTTGTTGAATGTAATGATGCCATCCAATCGATTGCGGAATTCAGGTGTAAAGAACTTTTTGAGGTCTTTGTCGCTGTAGTCTTTTTCCTGAGCACCAAAGCCAATTGCGTTCTTTTCTGCTTCATTGGCACCGGCATTGGTAGTGAGAATAAGAATCAAATTGCGGCAATCTGCTTGCTTTCCATTCGAACCAGTAATAAAACCATTGTCCATCATCTGCAACAAAACTGTGCTAACGTCTGGATGTGATTTTTCTACTTCGTCAAACAACAAAACAGCATTGGGATTTTCTTGAATCTGCGTGACCAATAGACCTGCATTTTCTTCAAAACCCACATAACCTGGAGGACTACCGATCAGCTTGGAGATGCTATGCTTCTCTTGGTATTCTGACATGTCAAAACGTAGTAGTTTAACACCCAAGTGCTTGCTCAGCGCCTTGGCAGTTTCGGTCTTACCGCAACCAGTTGGCCCCATGAATACAAATGATCCAATGGGTTTGTTTTCACTCTTTAGTCCAGCTTGCGCAACAATGATCTTGTCCACAACTTCTGTAAGAGCTAGGTCTTGTCCGTAAACTTCTTCTTGCAAGTTGTCTTGCAAACTGGCCAAGTTACTTGATTCAGTCTCCATGATCTTTTCTTCTGGCATTTGGATCATCTTGGCAAGCTCGAACTGAATTTCACGCTCGCCGATAATTCGTTCGTCTGCAAGTTTTAGATTGAAACGACTGCAAGCCACATCGATTAAGTCAATGGCTTTATCTGGAAGTTTCTTGTCTGTCTGATACTTGACACTCAACTTGACAGCCGCATGTAACGCATCGTCACGAATCTTGACATTGTGAAATCCTTCGTAATATTTCTTGATACCTTTGAGGATACTGATAGTCATTTCTTGAGTAGGCTCGTCAACAGTGATGCGTTGGAAACGGCGCATCAGCGCACGATCCTTTTCAAAGTGTTTGCGATATTCTTCCCAGGTAGTCGATGCCACAACTTTGATGTTGCCTTTGCTTAGAGCCGGTTTCATCATGTTAGCGAGATCGTTAGCTGAATTGCTAGCAGATCCTGCGCCAGAGATCATGTGTGCCTCGTCGATGAACAGCACCGTCTTGCCTTTCTTTTGCAAGGCCTTGATAACCAGTTTAAAGCGTTCTTCAAAGTCTCCGCGATATTTGCTACCAGCCAGCATGGCACTGATGTCCAGGCTATAAACTTTGTATTCTTTAAGAAAATCCGGAACAGCACCATTAACAATATTAAACGCAAGACCTTCTGCTATGGCAGTTTTTCCTACGCCAGGATCTCCAACTAAGATT